GATGGAAAGAACTACCAAGTGAAACGGCCATTGAATCGACCACTCGCAGTGCTACGTACGCTCATCGCGGCAGGCGTCGCCATCGTGCTGATCGTCTTTGCGGTGGTACATGGGCAGACTGTCTCGATGATCTCCGACCAGTCTGACGGGTCGCCAGCGATCATTGCGAAGGCGCCGGAACTCCAGACGCCGCCGGTCCTCAGCGAGTTTGACACGCTCAAACTGAAGGTGGCGAGTCTCCAGCAACAAGTCGCCTATTTCAGTGCCCAGCTCCAAGTCTGTCAGGGCCAACTGGCGCCACAGGCGTACAAGACGGCGAGCGACCAGATTCAGCAGAGCGCGGCAGCCATCGTCGCTGACTTCGAGAAGGCGCATCCTGGCTGGACGATTGATCCCGCCTCTGGGAAAGCGGTGAAGAAGCAGTGAGCCTCATCTCTGGAACGTCCACCATGCTCTGGAGATGGTGACCCGAGGGACATGGAGCACATGGAGCGGGAACTCATAGCCCTCAAGGCGACCGTCGAATTCGGGTTCGCTTCGTCGAACCAACGGATCGATGATTTCCGTGAGCAGCACGATGCGCGGATCGATCAGATCGAACAGGTGCAAACCGAGCGCCATGCGGAGAATCGTCGCCATCTCGAGCGGATCGAGGAGAAACAAGATAAGACCAACGGGAACGTCGTGCGCCACGATGAACAGATTAAGACATTGTTTCGTCGACTCATCGGTCGTGATGGTGGAGCTCGGCCGTCAGATTTTGACGGGACGTCGGTCACGATCGCCAGTCTCAAGTGGTATCTGGTGTGCGCCGGCGGCGGGTCGGGCCTGACCTTGTGGCTCTTGAAAATGATCGGGAAACTCTGATGCCGCTGACCCCGTTACAGCAAGTCGACCAAGGGTCGCGGGAGTACTTCGCACGGGCACTCTTTGAATCGTTCCGGCTGCAACCGTGGCATCTGGTCGTGACCATCGTGGCCGGTGGCGAGGACGCCTTCGTGCGGATCGCCCAGGAACAGTGCGCCAATCAGGACCTCTGGCGGTCCGACTACGAACACGTCTACGCGGCGCACTGTTCCATCGTCGAGCGTGGCGGCTGGCCGGCACTTCCGGAGGTCGGGCGTGTCTGACCTGGTGATTGTCGCCCAGGAGCGCGTCGAGGACACGCCGCAGGCGCAAGCCCAGCGGGACAAGGTCGCCAAGTTCATGTCGACCGCTCGCTCGCGCTTCCAGACCGTGGTCGCGGCTGAGAGCGAGCTCCGACAGAACCAACTGGATGACAAGCGGTTCGCGGCCTCCGATCAGTGGGAGCCGCGCGCCATCACCGAGCGTCGGCAGGACGACCGGCCGATGATCACGGTGAACCGGATCCGGCAGTTCATCCGCCTGGTGACCAACCAGATGCGGCAGGCCCAGATCGCGATCAAGGTGCTGCCCAACGACGACCAGGCCGACGTCAAGACCGCGGAGGTCTATCAGGGCATCATCCGGCACATTGAAGACCAGAGCGATGCTCAGGCGGCGTACGCGACCGCCGGCGACGACCAGACGACGGTGGGCCGGGGCTATTGGAAGATCATCGCCGAGTACTCCCACGATCGCAGCTTCACGCAGGACCTCCGCATCAAGCGCGTGCGGAATTGTTTCTCGGTCTACGTCGATCCGGCGCATACCGAGCTCGACGGATCGGACATGAACTACGCCTTCGAGGTGGAGGACATCCCGAAGGAAGAGTATCTGGCCCGCTACGGCGAGCTCGGCACCGACAGTAGCCTGCACGACTTCGAGGCGATCGGCAACCAGGCGCCCGATTGGATGCCGACCGGCAAGGTCCGGGTCGCCATGTACTGGTTCGTCGAGATGTACAAGGAGACGATCCACCTGATTCGCTGGACCCACAGCGGCGATGAGGAAGTGGTCACCGACCAGGAGCGGGCGAACCTCCAGCAGGCCCTCGACCGGTTGCCAGCGCCGCCGGCTGACTCGGGGCGCCAGAAGGTGGGCTTCACGATTCGGACCTCGCGCCAGGTCGACGCGCGCCGCGTCAAGTGGGCGCTCATCAACGGTCTGGGCATCATCGAGGGCAACGCCGATCGGACCGACGGTAAGGAGTGGCCCGGCCGGTGGATCCCGATCATCCCCGTCATTGGCGACGAGATCGACATCGATGGCAAGGTCGATCTGCGGGGCATGACGCGCGACGCGAAAGACACGCAGCGGCTGCTCAACTGGGAGAAGACGATGCTGGCCGAGGCGCTCAGCCTCGCGCCGCTCAGCCAGTGGGTCGGGTACGAGGGCCAGTTCGACGGGCATCAGACCGAATGGAAGGAAGCCAACCGCCGGCGCCGCCCCTATCTGACCGTCCGCCCCTTCACGCTCGACGGCAAGGTCGTGCCGCTTCCGCAACGGATCACGTCCGAGCCACCGATCGGCGGCATTGTGACCGCGATTCAGCAGGACGAGAACGATTTGCAGGCCATCATGGGCCTGTACCAGGAGTCGCTGGGCAAGCGATCGTCGAGCAGCCAGTCGGGTAAAGCGATTTCAGCTCTCCAACAGCAGGGCGAGATCGCCACGTCGAACTTCCAGGACAACATGGGCCGGTCGATCCGGTGTTCGGGCCGGTATCTGGTCGACCTCATCCCGCACTACTACGACGCGCTCCGCGTCATGCGGATCATCGGCGAGGACGAGACGCCGCGGACGGTCATGGTCCACCGCGACCAGCCGGAAGTGCCCGAGACTTTACCGGAAGGGGTCCAGGGGATTTACAACCTGGGCGCCGGACGATACGACGTGACTGTCTCGACCGGGCCAGCCATGCCGACCAAGCGGAAGGAAGCCTTGGAGGCGCTCAATCAGTTCGTGCAGGTCTACCCGGCCGCGTTTCCTATTTTGGGCGACATCATCGTGGGCAACATGGATTGGCCTGGGGCCCAAGCGGCCGCGGCGCGCCTCAAGAAAGCCGTGCCGCCCCAGTTCCTGGACCCCGAGAAGGACGGCGGCCCGGCGCCGATTCCGCCCGAGGCGCAACAGCAGATGCAGCAGTTGGAAGGTCTGGTCAAGGAGCTTCAACAGCAGCTCCAAGAGGCCGAATCGGGCCTGCAGGCCAAGAAGCTTGAGACCGACTCGCGCGAGCGGATCGCAAGCGAAACGATCGCCTCCGACGAACGGATCGCAGCCGCCAAACTGTCGACCGACATCATTCGCGACAAGGAGAAGCAGCACGCCGAAGCCGAGATCGTGCAATTGAAGGCGACCGTCGCGCACATTCAGCGGCTCCTGGACCACATCATCGAGACACGCGACAAGGCGATTAACCACGCCCACGAGGTCGACCAGGCGCAGCAAGGCCGCGCCCACGAGCTCGGGATGGCGGCGCACCGCGCGGCCCATGAGACCCTGGCGCGGCAGGCCGAACCCCCAGCCGAACCAGGGGCCTGACGGAGTGGTTTGCGGGGGGCGAAAAAGTTTGGGAGCATATCCCGCGATGTCGTAACTGAGTTTGCGCGCGACTGCGTCCCTGGGGCTGGCCGTTCCAGGGCGAGACGATGGCCGCCCCGGTCATCGGGTTGTCGCGACACAAAGGGGACAGGGAAGGGGCCTCTGGATTCGTCCGTAACCGGGCGGGTGCAGTGGCCCTTTTCCTTTGTTCCTGCTGGAGCCGTGAGTGCCCAACGAGATCCGAATCGATTCGACGACCGACAGTTTGGACGAGGTCCGCGCCGCGGCGGGTTTGCCACCCGCCGAGCCGGCCGTCCCAGCCGCCCCGGCGGCCGCGACGCCGGAGACGCCGGCTGAGACGCCGCCAGCGGGCAGCCCTCCCGCGACGCCTGCGGCGACGCCCACACAGCCGGCTGACGCCGACGCCGAGGATGAGGGCGATGAGGGCGACGACGAGCCCGTCTCTCAGGAAGCCGCGACGGCGGCCGCCAAGACGCTGAACAAGCGTCGGTCACGTGCCAAAGAGCGCATCGAGGAATTGTCCCGCGAGCTCTACCACGAGCAGCGCGAGCGGCAACGACTCGAGCGCGAGTTGAAAACGCGTGCCGAGCCACCGGCCCCAGCGCCGGCCGCGACGCCTCCAGCGGCACCCCCGCCGGCCGTGCCCGAGACGCCGTCCACGCCCGCCAGTGCCGAACTGGCTGCGCTTGGGGCCGAAAAGCCCGAGCCGAAGGAAGCCGACTTCGAGGACTTCAACCAGTACGTGAAGGAACTGACGAAGTGGACCTCAGAAAATACGGTCCGCCGCGCGCTGGTCGTCCGAGCTGCCGAAGAAGCCAAGCGCGAGACTGAGCGATCAGAGCGTGAGGTCTTCGACCGGCGCAAGAGTGCGATCGAGACGCGTCTGAAAGCCGCCCGCGAGCAGCATCCGGACTTCGACGCTGCCCTCCAGAAGAACGGCGCGATCGAAACCCCCCAGTACATGACCGAGTACCTGCAGGACAGTGAGGCCGGGATGGAAGTCCTGTACTTCCTGGCCACGCATCCTGAAGAGGCCGAGAAGATCTCGCGCCTGCCACCCGCGCGCTGTATTGCCGCGCTCGGTCGGCTCGAAGGCAAGTTCGAGGAGGGCCGACTCTTTGGCGGGCCCGCGGACGACGCGCCGCCAGCGACCGCGCCCGGGGCGCCTGCTGCCGCGCCGCCGCCGGCGCGCGCTGCTGCGCCGCCGGTCCCCATTCCGGTCGGATCCGCGCCGCCGCCGGCCCCGCGTGTGGGTCAGAGCGGTGCGCGCACGGCGAAGACGCCCGACCAGATGACCGATGACGAGCTCGCGGCCCTGCCGGCGGAGGAATTCCGCGCGTGGCGCGACTCGAAGAAACGCGGCGTGGCAACACGCTAGGCGAACGACTTTACGCGGCGCGCTGACGCCGTGCGTGTACGACCCCTCGCGGGCTGCGGCCCGTGCCGGTGGGAACGAGGACGCCACCTGCAATTCGGTCCTCGCTGTTTGGCCGACGTTCTTGTCGTGACGGCCGCGACACACCTGAGACGGTGCGATGGTCTCGTGGCTTTTCTTGCTCGGCAAGAGGTGTGTTCCCATGATTGCTCGTCCCTTCCCTCGCTGGACGGTGCGAGAAGCCCTGATGCAGGGCCTCGCGCTGCTCATCGCTCTCTTGGTCGGTCATCTGCTCAATCAGTGGTCGCATCCGTCCGGCGTCCTGCTGGCCGGCAATGCGCTCCTGACGATCACGATGATCACGCGCGAAGCGTTGCGCGTACTCGAAAACAACCTGACGTTTACCAAGCAGGTCAATCGCCAGTTCGACGACAAGTTCGGCGTCGACGGGGCGAAGATCGGTACGGTCGTCAACGTCCGCAAACCGCCACGGTACACGACCAGGACGGGCCAGGCACTCGACCTGCAGGATGCCGTCGAAACGCAGGTGCCCGTCACGCTCGATACCCAGGCTGGGGTCGATCTGGCGTTCAGTTCGCAGGACCTGGCGCTGTCGATCGATGACTTCTCGGATCGATTCATTGCCCCTGCGATCGCCGCCGTGGCTAACCGGATCGATGCCGCGGGGATGGCCCGCTACGTGGACATCTATCAGGCGGTCGGCACGCCGGGCACCACGCCCAACGCGCTCCTGACCTACCTCCTGGCTGGCGTGCAGTTGAACAACTCCGCGGCGCCCAACGACGGACAGCGGTCGGTCACGATCAGCCCGCTGATGGAAGCCACGCTGGTCGATGCCCTGAAGGGCCTCTTCCAGCAGGCATCGTCCATCGCCGAGCAGTACGCCAGCGGCACGATGGGCCGGACGGCCGGGTTCAAGTTCTCGATGGACCAGAACGTCCAGACCCACACCTACGGGGCGTACGGCGGCACGCCGCTGGTCAACGGGGCCTCGCAGACCGGATCGAGCATCATCACCGACGGCTGGACCTCGGGCGCCTCGACGCTCAACCGCGGCGACACGTTCACGATGGCCGGCGTCTTCTCGATCAACCCGCAGAGCCGGCAGTCGACCAACCAGCTGCAGAACTTCGTCGTGACGCAGACCATCAGCGACACGACCGGCAACATGACGATCTCGATCAGCCCCTCGATCATCACCAGCGGGTCGGGTCAGACCGTCAGCGGATCGCCGGCCGACAACGCGGCGATCACGGTCGCCGGTGCGACTGGCGCGGTCAGCCCGCAGGGCATCGCGATGCACAAGGATGCCTTCACACTCGTGACGGCCGATCTGCCGCTGCCGCGTGGGGTCGACATGGCCGCGCGCGTGTCGGACAAGCAGCTCGGGATCAGCATTCGGATGGTTAGGGCTTACGACATAAATCTCGACCGCTTTCCTTGCCGCTTCGACGTGCTCTTTGGGTGGAGCACTTTACGGCCTGAATTGGCCTGTCGAGTCCAAGGGTAAAGAACGTCGATACGACAGAGAAAAGTTTGACCATGTGGACTGACGTTAGTGATAAGTTGGTAGCCACCTTCACAGGAGGCTTCCATGCTTGTCTACAAGATCACAAATCGGATCACGGGTCAGAACTACATCGGGTCGACGAAACGTTCACTGTACGAGCGGCTCTCGAATCACCGCTCGTTTGCAGCCAGGGGTTTGACGTATCCGCTCGCCAGCGCGATTCGCGAGTACGGGTGGGACGCGTTCGAAGTGACGGAACTGGGCCGTGCGGAATCAGCGAAGCAACTCGCGGAGATGGAAAAAGCCGCGATCGTGCTCTACAACTCGCTGGTGCCGCACGGCTACAACCTCAGTCCAGGTGGTCCGGGAAGTGGACCGATGTCCGAGGCGACGAGAGAGAAGCAGCGCCTCGCACATCTTGGACGAACGCCCTGGATCACCGGCAAACAGCACACGCCGGAAGTGAAAGCGAAGATGTCAGCAACCCGCAAGGGCCACGGCTGGAATCAACGCGCGGTCGAATTCAACGGCGTGGCGTATCCGAGCGCGGCACTCGCCGCACGGGCACACAGCCTCTCGTTGACACAAATGCGCCGTCGTCTCGCGCTGGGGCTGGCTCGGTATCTCGAGCCGAGCAAGCTCCCGGCCGGATTCGGCGGATGGAACAAGGGGAAAACAGCGAGCGCCGAAGCGCGCCGCAAGATGTCGGAGGCCCGCAAGGGCCGCACCTTCTGGAAGATGCGGGCTATCGCCTATCAGGGCGTGACCTACCCTTCAGTCGACGCGGCCATGACGGCCACCGGATTGAGTCGGCAGAACTTCAAGACGCTCGTCAAGCGCGGTGAGGCGCAGTACCTCACCGCGCCGGGACGTTTCACGTGCAACACTTCTGAGGAGAACACGACATGAGCTTGACTGCAACCACCCTAAACGGGGCCATCACAGCCACCGATACGTCGCTCAAACTGACGAGCGCGACCGGCATCGCTGTGGGCCAACTCATCCGGATCGATAGCGAGTTCGTCACCGTCCAAGACGTCTCGGCCTCGCCGGTCGTGAAGGTCGAACGTGGCCAGGTCGGCACGCTCGCCGTCGCGCACAACACGCTGGCGAACGCGGCCTTCGGCCCGGCGGCCGATTTTGCCGACGTGCCGCCCGGCTCGCCGGTCGCCAGCTACGGCGTCTCGGGAGCGATTGCGGTCCCCAACGTCGACACCCGCATCTTCCTGAACAAGGCCGGTGTGGGCGCGATGACCTTGGCCGACCCGGCCGTCGATCAGGACGGGCTGCAGCTGACGATTCAGTCGTCGACCGCACAGGCGCACACGGTCACCAACACGACCGGCTTCAACGGCGGTGGCACGAGCACCGACGTCGCCACGTTCGGTGGCGCCATCGGGGACAACATGGTCATCACGGCCTACGGCGGGAAGTGGCTGGTCCGCGACCTGCGGAACGTCACGCTCGCGTAACCGACCCGTGGCGCCGACCTACGACGGGGTCATCGTGGCCCCGTCAGCCGAACTGGCGCGGTACGCCTCGTTCTGGGGATGCGTGGAGGACCTCGAGCGTCCTCCACGCGTTCGCGTGCGCGTCGTCTCTGGCTGTTCGCCGGCCGAGAATCGCAACCTCGGGATCGCGTACGCCCAAGCGGTCGGTGCGCGCTGGATCTGGTTTCTCGACGACGATCTGACCTTCCAGCCGGATACGCTCCTGCGGCTGCTGGCCCGGTTTGAATCCGAGCAACTCGACGTGCTCGTGCCCCTCACGTTCATGCGGAAGCCGCCGTTTGCGGCCATCTGGTTCAGCCGGCCCGATCCGACGCCTGACGCGCTGATCACGGCATTGCCACCGCCCGGCCAGCTCGTGCGGATCCAGGGCGCCACCTTCGGCGGAATGCTGCTCCGGCTGTCCGCCCTGGAGGGCGTCGAACCGCCTTACGTGGCGATTGGGCAAGCCGGTCAGTTGGATCGATGGGACGATGACGTCTACTTCTGCCGCAAACTCCTGGATGCAGGTGTGGCCATGTGGGGAGACACCACGGTCCGGATGGGGCACACGGCGAATATCGACATCTGGCCGTATTTCGATGCGGCCACGCAGACATGGGCGGTCGTCTTCGCCCGCCATCAACAGCCGTTCTTTGCGGCCCCGTGGCAGGGCGCCCCAGACATCGTGACGACAGAAAGAGAAGGCATACCTGTATGAGTTACGTCCACGTGCACTACCCGTCGTACCGATACCACCCGTCCGAACCGCCGCGGCTGGTTCACAATGCGGCACAGGACGACGCGCTTGGGAAAGAATGGCGCGACACGCCCTATCCGGCGCCTGACGTGCCGACCCAGAGTGTCGCCTCGGCCGATCTTGAGACGGCCCGCGTGGGCGCGCCGCCCGTGAACGACGCGGCCGCGAAAGCGCAGGAGGCCGATGACGTCCGGGCGGCCGAACTCTACAAAGCCAAGGTCGGTGACGTCGCGGCGCAGATCAGCGCCATCACATCCCCGGAGATGATCGCCCAGGTCCGTACGCTCGAAGCGCGCAACCCGAAGGGGCCACGCCCTGGTGTCATCAAGGCGCTCGACGCCCGCGAACGCGAACTCGCGAAGTAACAACGGGCCTGGAGTGGCCGTGACAACTTCATGCAGTATGCGGGCTTCATCGGACCGACGAATGCCAACCGGTCGCTCGACGTCGACGCCGAGCGCACGGTTAACTATTTCCCTGAGCTGATCGACGCTGGGACGCCGCGGGTCCGCGCCTCGCTCGTTGGCGTCCCAGGCTACGCGCCATTCGCGCCGCTGAGCGCCGGACCCGTACGCGGGGAGATAGAGGTCGATGGACGCTGCTTCGCCGTCGGCGGTGGGATCTTCAGCGAAGTGCTCGCGGGCGGGACCTCGGTCGTGCGCGGCCAGGTGGAGGTGGACGGCAATCCGGCGACGATGTCCGCCAACGGCGCCGCCGGGCATCAGGTCTTCATCACCAGCGGCGGCCTCGGCTACATCTTCGACACGACGACCAATACGTTCACGCAGATCACGGCCAGCGGGTTTCCCTACCCGGCCAAGATGGGGTGTTTTTTCGACGGCTACTTCTGTGCGCTCCTCGATCAATCGAACAAGTTCTATATTTCGAGCCCGGAGGACGGGCTCCTCTGGGATGCCCTGGATTTCGCGCAGGTCAGCGAGTCAAGCAATCAGCTGCTCGCGATGACGGCGGACCACCGCGAACTCTGGCTGCAGGGCACGAAGACGACTGAGATCTGGTACAACTCGGGCGCCGGGAACTTTCCGTTTCAGCCGATCTCTGGTGCCTTCATCGAGTCTGGCATTTGGGCGCCATTTTCGGTCGCCAAACTCGACAACACGATCATGTGGGTGGCCGGTGATGAACGCGGCAACGGCGTGGTCATGCGGGCCAACGGCTACACGCCCTCGCGCATCTCGACACTCGCGGTCGAACGCTACCTGCGGTCGCTCGGCCGGTTCGACAACATCATCGCGTGGACGTACCAGGAGGCCGGGCATCTGTTCTATGTGCTCTTCTCGCCCACGCCGCCGCGCGCCGGCGGGGCCGATCACACCAGCTGGGTCTACGACGTCTCGACGGGCCTCTGGCATGAGCGCGGCCTGTACGATGACCGCCAGCTCAAGTACATTCCAGACGTCGGGCGCTGTCACTGCTTCGCCTTCGGCAAGCATCTGGTGGGCGACCGGGCGACGAACACGATCTACGAGATGTCCGACGAGATCTATGAATACCGGGTGGTGCTCGCGTGAGTAACTACACCCCAGAGACCGCGACGCTGATTTCGGCGCTGCCCTACACGATGACCCAGCCAGAGGCCGAGATCCAGGCCGCCCCGACTGGGACCGGCTATGCCTCAACATGCGATGCCAACCAGTACCACGCCGTCTGGTACAAGTACACGACCAAGCCGGGCGAACGACTCATCTCAGTCAACGCAGACCTGATCGGGATCGGTGGGTTTTACGGGCCGTTGCTTTCAGTGTGGACGGGTACCCCTCCAGCACTCACACAGGTCAAAGTCGTTGGGCCGAGCGAGACCCAGAACTATTGCGGCAATCTGGCGGGTGGTTTCTGGTTCTACATCCCCGTCACGCCGCTGACGACCTACTACTTCCTCGTCACTGACAGCAACAATACGTCCCCACTGGGCAATGGGCTGCTGTTTCGGCTGCGCTCAGCACCGGATCTCGGCGTCCCAATCGGGTCCCTGCTCGTCAATGATGACGTTTTTGGTTTTCCGGCCGCCACCCTCTCGGCGGCGGACGGATCGTTTCTGCAATTCATCACGGGCTATCCAGCCGGGGAGACCAGCGACTCGGTGCCTTCTGGCATCTACTGCGTTCAAAATGGCGAGGCCGATACCGGCGTAGCGTTGCTGAACGCGAACTTTCAACAGATCGCGACGCTCGATTGGGCACCGGCATCCGTGCGTGGCATTAAAACTGACCGGTCAGCGTTCTTCTACGTGGTCACCGGGCAGGCTGGCGCACAGACGGTTCGGAAGATTTCTCTCACTGGCGTGCAGGTGGCGAGCTGGGCGCTGCCAGCCGATTCGACCGCGGCGCGGTGTTTCGCGGTCGCGCGCGACGGCAGCATCTTTTACTATGGGCCGCGGACCGCATCCGCCGTCATTCACCGCTACGATCTTGTCAATAGCGCCCCCCTGTCTGATCTGACGGCTGCGTTCGGCACCGAACAACTCCTGGGGTTTGGGGACGGGTATGTGGCGGCCGACGGGACCATCCTGTTCGCCTACGCCACGTTTGCGAGCGGCGGGGCCGCGCCGAAAATTCGTCGGTTCAATCCGAACGGGACGGTCAACCACACCTACACCATCGGAAACGGCCTCATCCTGATGAATCATTTCGCGTTTGCGGATGATTCGCCGGGATCGTTCTGGGTGTGGGGCGGCGTCTCCGGGCCGCAAGGTCCACTCTTTCAGCGGATCTCGCTGGCCGACACGCTGTTGACCTCCATTACTGGTGTCCCGGTCGCGGGCACCAGCGGATTGGCCGATGCCCCCTTCGCGATCTCGAACTCCTGTCCCCTGCTGATCACGGTCGCGGCCATCGGCCCGACCAATCCCCCAGCCACACTCGGGACGGTCACGACCAAGTCGATCCGACGCCTTCGGCGCGCTCCGCACTTGTGGGACGACGCCCTCGGCTACAAGATCTTCTACCCAGGGTTCCAAGTGATCTTCGAGGCAGGCGGCCCGCGTGTGGACAATGCGGCGCCGCTCCAGATGGCGATGCGCTACTCGAACGATGCCGGACACACGTTCGGTGCGTCGGTCCTCATCAGTGCGGGCGAACTCGGCCAGTACCGTTACCGCGCGTGGTGGAAAAAGTGCGGCTCTGGGCGTGCGCGCGTTTTTGAGACCGTCGAGAGCAACGCGGCCAAGATGGTGCTCCTGGCGGCATTGCTCGACCCTGAGCCGATTAAGGGGATCTCGTGAGGCTTAATCCCTTGAACGGCAAAGCCGTGATGGGTGCTGGGGGCGCCGATGTCTCGGTCGACGGCACGACGCCCGCGCTCTTGGTCGGGGTCGTCGCCGGATCTGCCGTGTACGGACCGGCGTGGCTCAACGCGAATGAGTTCGTCTTCCGCAACGGCGGCGCGGGCGGCGCGGGGCCGTGGGATCTGTCGAAGTTCAACGTCGCGGTCCCAGCCATCACGAGTCTGAATCCGAGCGGATCGAATGACCTCGCCGCGGGCAATGGCAAGTGGGCCCTCTGGCTCAACGGGACTGGCGTCATCAGCAACATCACCGGGAGTCCGTTTTCTGGCGCGGCGCTGGCGGATGTCTCGAGTGACTTTGGCGAGCTCGTCCTGATCGATACCTACCCGGCCCAACAGGGCCTCACGGTGAAAAGCGCCGCCGGGGCGACCCTGCTGGCCGTGCCTGGCGCGACCCTCGCGCGCAAATTCGCGCGGCTGCGTGGACACATCGTCGCCTACCAGACGACGACCAACGGCTGGCAGTTCGCCGACGTGACCGGCGCCGCCTTCCGGTACTGCAACCGCACGGACGAAGAGATCAACTGGATCACGCCCCTCAAGATGGCGAGCGGCAAGACGTTGCTGTTGGAGCGATCGAATCGTCTGACGCTCAGGTACGCCGATCGCGGAGTCGGGTGGGAAATTGCCGGCGGGGGCCAACTCTCGTTTAACCCAGACATCGTGGAATATCCCAGTGGCACACTTCGGATCGGCTGGAGCACCAACGCGGGCGAGTCGGCGTGGGCGCTCGTCGTCGCGACGCTCATCCCCGCGACCGGTGTGATGACCCGCTACACCGTGGTCGGCGGCGTCCTGACGCCCTCCGCGCCGGTCACCCTGGCGAGCCAGGTGTTTCCCGTGGGGCCGGTCAACACCACCAACACGGGCGGCACCGGACTGATCCCCTACAAGGTCCCCGTCATTGAGAAGGACAGCGGCCGGGTCACCAAAGAATGGCTCGCGTACTTCCAAAACCTGACGGCCGGGCAGGCCGCCAACACGGCGGCGATTGGGGCCATTCCGCCGAGCGTGCCGCCCGATGGGTTCGGCGCGATCACCAGTACCGGGCAACCGCCCGTCTTGGCCACGGCGCCCAATGACCAGCTCGCCTTGGAGGTCGCCGGCGGGATGCTGATCGCGACCGACCCAGCTGGCAAGAAGATCACCTTCGACGGCACGGGCGCGGGCGTCTCGCGGGCCCTCATCCTGGCGATTGCGAGTTTGCGCGCATGATCATCCTGAACGCGACGAACAAATCGCTCGAGTTGGTGCTGGCGGCCGCGGTCGCCACGACGCAGCCCGATTTTGTCGCCAGTTACGTCGATCTGACCACAACGACCTTCACCTCTGCAGAGCAGGACGGGGTGGGCAACGGGGTCACGGCGGTCACCGTCGTCTCGGCGCCTGCGGCGCTCACGCAGCGGCAGGTGAAGTTCCTCACGGTCTTGAACCGCGACACTGCGGCGATCACGGCCACGATCCGCTACAACAACAACGGCACGATCCGGCAGATCGTGAAGGTGACGCTCGCGATCGGATCGACGCTGGTCTACACCGATGGCGAAGGCTGGCGCGTCATCGACGCGCTTGGACAGATTCAAGTCGCCAGTTCACAGGCCGGCAGCGGTCTGCAGATGCGAACGGTGACGTTCACCGACGCCCAGATCAAGGCGCTGCCGACGACCTCGCTCGAAGTCATTCCCGCGCCAGGACCAGGTCTCTGGGTCGACATCGCGTGGTCGCTCTGGATCTTGAAGGCGACGGCCGGGGCCTACACCAACTTCGCGGCGGCGCCCTATGCCGTGCTCGGGACGGCCGGGGAAGCCGACACGATGTCTGCGTACCTGTTCAACGCGGGCGGCTTCAATCCCTTTACGGACTTTTTCACCACCGCGAACGAGCGATACACGCATGTGCTGCCGTACAACAAGACCGGCGCTGGAGAATTTCAGGCGCCGGGATCTGGCGATCTGTCGAGCGTGGTGCTCGTCAATGCGCCGATCTACTTCATTCTCAACAATGGCGCGAGCGGCAATCTCACTGGTGGCAACGCGGCTAACACCTTGCGCGTGACGACGTACTACACGGTGCAATCGACGTGAGTTGGCACCTGACACCAAGTCCGCCGTCATGGTACATGGCGTTCTGGATACTGCTCACCGTTGGAGGGTTGATCCTGCTGTTCCTCGGTCTCGTCGTCTGGGCGGCCATGTTTCTGACTGGGTTGTATTTCGCCGTCAAGCTGGCAGTCTATTGGGCACTCGTCGAAGCGGGCAGGAGCCGCTGAACCGTGTCACTTCCTGGGGCGTACCTTCAATCGCTGTTCCGGCTCTTTGATGCCAATGGCCTGCCGGCCGCCAGTTACAAACTGAAGTTCTATCAGGCTGGCAGCGTCACCGTCCTCAAGGACACGTTCACGGCCGCCGATCTGCTCACGGCCAACACCAACCCGGTCATCCTGAACGCGGAGGGCCGCCCGAACAATGCGACCGGGGCGATCTTCCTGGCCGACGGCGGCTACGACGTCTACGTCTACGATAGCGCGAATGTCCTGAAGTACACCGTCCCGGGCGTCGAGGATGTCGGACTGACGTACCTGCAGAACCTGGGCGTCAATCTGACGGCCGGATCGCGGGATGTGACATCCGGGTACACGATCCTGCCGACCGACGTCTTCGTGACGGTGAACTCCACCGGCGGCCCAAATCCCTGCATCATCAACTTGGGCGCCGTCTCGCTTCGCAAACTGCCGCTCACGATCAAGAACCGTGGGACGGTGCCGATCGCGGTGACGCCTAACGGCAGCGACGCGATCGATTACAACGCCGGCGGGGCCGCCTACACGATTCCCGCCGCGGCCGCGCCGACCTTCCCATCGCTCGACCTGTTGCCCGATGGCATCTCGACGATGTTCATCCGGGCCAGCCACGGGGTGACGTAACGTGGCGCTGACGACGCGGACCCCGCTCCAGATCATCACCCGGGCGCTCCGGACGATTGGCGCCACCGGGACGGCCGATCCAATCGGCCCAGAAGAAGCGCAGGATGCCCTCGACATCGCCAACGCGATGATCGATGCCTGGGCGACCGAACAGACGACGATGTACGTCTGCGGCGAGGCGACCTATCCGTTCGTCGCCAGCCAGCAGGACTACACGATTGGGCTGGGCGGCAATTTCAATCAGGTCCGCCCGGAATTCATCGCTGGGGTCTCGGTTATTGCGATGAACAACCCGGCACAACCGCTCGAGCTGCCCATCCCCGTCTACACCGTGCAGGAATGGCAGGAGCTCGTCCCTGTGAAAAATCTCCAGTCGGTCTACCCGCTGGAGGTCTACTACAAGCCGGACTTTCCGCTGGGCACGCTCCGCTTCTGGCCGATCCCGAATAACAGCACGCAGCGCGTGCGGCTCTACACGCCGACGGCTCTGACAGGTTTCGTCGATCTGATCACGTCATACACGTTCCCCGCTGGCTATCTGGAGGCGATCGTCTACAACCTCGCTGTCCGCTGTGCGCCGGAGTGGTCACGCGCGGTCGAGCAGGACATGAAGGATCTGGCCGTCTCGTCGCTGGCCGCGGTGCGCCGGAAGAACCAGGTCAACCTCGTGATGAGTAGCGACCCAGCGATTCGTGGCTCACGGCAGGGCAGCTATAACTTCTACACGGATCAGAGCTGATGGCGATCTCCGGGTGGGTGGCGGTGGATCTCGACGGCACATTAGCGACGTTCGATCAGTGGACCGGCCTCGAGCGCATCGGGGCGCCAATCGCGCCAATGGTCGATCGGGTGAAGCGGATGCTCGAGGACGGCTATGATGTGCGGATCTTCACGGCGCGCGCCGCGTGCTCGGCCGATGAGCTGCCGATCGTGGAGCGCGCCATCAAGGCGTGGTGTCTCACGCATCTGGGCCGCGAGCTGCCGATCACCTGCGTGAAGGACTTCGGCATGGTCATGCTCTTCGACGATCGCTGCTACGCGGTGCAGACCAATACCGGCAAACTGCTGGGTGGGCCGGAACTGTGACGGTGCGGGTGGCCTCGACGCTCGACTTGGAACGCCTCGTCCAGATGGGCGTGCGATTTTTGCGCGACAGCGAGTACGGCGGCTTGATGCCGCAGAACGTCTCGAAGATCACGCGATCGTTCGCCGACTGTCTGGAGCATCCTGAGCGGGCGGCGATTTTCGTGTCCGACGACGAGCAGATGGTGACCGGGTTTATCGTGATGATGCTCTCGTCGCACTATTGGTCGGACGAGCTCATCGCGTCTGAACTGGGTTGGTGGGTCGAACCTGAACACCGACGGTCAGGCGCGGGCTTGGGCCTCCTGGTCGCCGCCGAGAATTGGGCCATCGAGAAGGGCGCGCGGGCGATCCACATGGTCGCGCCGACGCCTGCGCTCAAGCGGCTGTACACCCGCCGCGGCTACGTGGAGGTCGAGACGGTGTTTCAAAGGAGCGTTGCAGCATGATCGGGACCACAGCCGCACTCATCATGGCGGGTATCAGCGCCGCCGGTAGCGTCGCCTCAGCGAAGATTCAGGCGAACGCGGCGAACAAGGCCGCCGGCACGCAGGCCCAGTCTGGCCAGGACGCGCTGCAGATCGAGCGCGACGCGTACAACAACGCGCAGCAGCGGCTCGATCAAGCCGCGCTAGTCCAAAAGCAGATCTACGACGAGAACAAGGGGAACTTCGATCCGTACCGCTCGCTTGGCGCCTCGGCCGCCTCCACGCTGGGCGCCGCGATGGGCCTGCCGGTGGCGATGTCGGCGCCGGCCTCGTCCTCGAGCCGTGGTGTCCCGTCTGGCGGGATGTCGGTCCCGGCCGTCGGGACCGGTGGCCTGTCGCCCTATCGACCGGGTAACGCGCAGGGCATCGTCCGCAACGGTCTCAATCCGCCGTTGGCCGATCCGAACGCGAGGTCCGGTCAGTTGGCCGATGCAGCTGGTGGCTTCGGTACGTCGATCGGGCGCGCCCTGCAGCGATCGCAGCAAGATGCCGCGATACAAACGCGGCAGTCGAGTTACGTCACGATGCGGGCCCCCAATGGGGAGACGCAGCCCGTACCAAGTAATCAAGTGGATCATTTCACGCGCATGGGCGCGACGGTGGTGGGCTAATGGCTGGCTGGTTTGACGAGAACGCTCCGGCAATCAATCCGAGTGCGGCCACGCCGTCAACCGATGCGCGCACGCTCGGCAGCGCGACCTTCATGGACCCGGCGCCGGCTCCTGCTGAGGGGATGCCCGCTGGTGGCGGCGGCTTCTACACGCCTGGACCAAACGATGCCACGACCGGCATGGGCATCAATGAGCGCGTGCCGAGCGGCGTTGTTGGTCCAGGATACGGCGGAGGTCCTGTCGCATCAGGCAATCCCACAGATCGCAACTACGTGATCCAGCAGATCCAGGCCAAAGCCAGGCAAATGCAGCAGGCGGGCCAGTACGTCAACCCGTCGGTCTTTAACGATCCGGGCTATTGGGCGGATCGGATGATCGAAAAGGGTGGCTGGGTGAACAACGGTCCTGGCGGCGACAACATCGGCTACTTCACATCCCGGTTTGCCACGCCCGAAGGGGCGCCAGCCGGTGGGAGTGGCGGGGCGGGCGGGTTCGGCGGGATGACCGGATCGGGGACGCTGGGGGGGATCCTCACGCCCTACTCTGGCACCTTCGAGATGCCCGACCTGAACGATCAAACCGACCCGGGCTATAACGCGCGGATGAAGATGGGCCTCGACGCGTTGCAGCGATCGGCGTTCGCCAAGGGCACCGGCCTGACCGGCGGGACGCTGAAGGACATCGTGCAGTACGGGCAGGACTACGCGTCGAACGAGTACGACAAGGTCTTCAACCGCGGGCTGAACCGGTTCGGCGTCAACTACGGGATCTTCAAGGACAACCAGGACCGGCCGTTCTCGAAGCTATACGACGTCACGCAGCTTGGGCTGAACGCGGCAGGCGCCGGAACGAACTACTCGAGCAGCTACGGGAACCAGGTGGGCAACACCGCCGGGGCGGCTGCGAATCTGGCGACCAACTACGGCAGTCGCGCGGCCGATTTGACCACCGGGATCGGCAACGTGAACGCGGCGGGCCAAGCCAGATCCGGATCAGCTTGGTCGAGCGTACCAGGCGCGATGAGCAACCTCGCGAACACGATTTACGCCTCGCGGCGGCCGCGCGTGCCCTCCGGTATCTCGCCGTACAACTACGCGGCGTCCTCCGGCGACTTCTTCCAACCACATGATGGAGCGACGACTTGATGGCTCTTGACCCGAACATTCCGCTCTCGGTCACTGCGCCAATCGCGCCACAGACGCCCACGCAGGTCCTGGGCGATGTGATCAATTTCGAGAAGCAGCAGCGCGAGCGCAAAGCCGGGATCGAGGCTGAGCAGGATCAATCCGCCTGGGAAGCCGCCATGCGGCGCCACAGCGGCGATCCAGACAAGGTCATCGAGGATCTGAACCAGACGCGGCCGACGGCGGCCTTCAAGTACTCGACGATGGTCACCGAAGCGCGCAAGAAGACGCAGGAGGCATTCAAGCTTCAGTTGGCCAACGAGAAGACCAAGAACGAGCTCATCGCTGGCGTGGCACGGTCGATCACCGACGAGCCCACCCTCCAGGCGGCGCGCCGATGGGCGGAAGCGCAGTACGGACCGCAGGCGGCGGCGCTCTTGCCGACGACCTATGATCCAGTCCGGATCAAGGCCATCAACGACTCGGTTCTCTCGGCGAAGGACTATCTGGCCGCGCAACAGAAGGCCCTGGACGACGCGCCGAAAACGCAGGCCGAGTGGCAGAAGAGCATCGCCAACGTGCTGCGGTTCACCAAGACGCCCGAGCAGTGGGACGGCGTCATCAAGGGCGCGGAGTTTCTCGGGGCGAAGAATTTGCGCCAGGTCTTCGGCGACTTCTCACCCGAGAACGTCAAGGCGGCCGATAGCTTCCTGATCCCACCCGAGAAGCGAGAAGAACTGGCCAGTCAGGATGCGGCCCGCAAAGAAGCGGCACGCGAGCGCGAAGCGAACCAGCGACGGCTCGAGCAGAACGAGCGCGACCTGAACATGTACCGGCAGGACATGCTCGGGGAGCGACGAAACGATCGGGCGCAGCGCGAAGCCGACCGCCAGGCGGCGCGACAGACGCCGACCGACGATCCGACCATCCCCAATGGCGTCAAGGCGTATGTC